ATCAGGCTTCTTCATTGGCGGTCCTTTCTCTTTCAATTTACACTACTGGTGAGAGCGGTTTGCCCCCGCAGTTATGGGATTTCATGTGGCACTCCGCACAGAGCAGGCGCGTATTCTCTTCCGTGTCGCTTCCCCCTGCCCCGCGGGACTGAATGTGCGCCAGGTGGCCGCTCACCCATCCGCAGGGCTCTCCGCAGATGCAGCAGCACCATTTATCGCGCGTGAACACCCGGCGCCGAAGCGCCTCAAGCGCAGGACCCTTGAGCCGGATGCGGCCCGTCTTGCCGACAACGCCAGAGCGAATCATTGTCCCCTCTCATCGCGGTAATCGTCTATATCGTACTCAAGTTCTGACTGCACGATGAATTCGAGCTTTTTGGTGTCGAACTCCCCGTCTAGGTTGCCCGGTGATCCTCCGCCCCGCACGAGAGAAAGGTTCACATTCGCTTTTCGTGTCATCTTCAGCGTCTCTTTGTCCTGATACCTGTGCAGCAGGATCATGGCCGCGCAGTCCTGTAAAGGCTTCTTGCTTTCCCCTATATCCGCAGGACGCGGCAACTTATCGGCGTATTCCCGCGGCACTTCATTAAGCTGGAACAGGGCCAACAGAGCCGCCTTCTTCCCGTAAATCTTGCGTCTCAGCCGTCCTGAGTCCAACACATAGCTCTCGCGGATCTTGCTCGGATTGTTCTTTCCCGCCTCAACCATCAGCCCAAAGTGGTCCAACACGAATAGAACCTCGTCGCCGGCGCGCGTTTCTTTCTCAATGATCCAGCACGCCTCGTCGCAGTCGATGTCGCCCTCGTAGATGCGCAACGGCCATTCCAGCACCTTGCCCATGCCCTCGTTGAATAGCTGATTCTGCTCCGGCGTTTGTAGCTCCTGTCGGACGCACACAATGTTAGGCAGGTTCACGACGTGCGGCACTAGGTTGTAGAGAGACATCTCGCGGTCGACTTCGAGCGAAATCTTGACCACTCGCCGGGCGCGCTGGCAGTTGTAGGCGATAGCGGTATCCCCGAAAGCTGACTTTCCCACCTTCGGTCGCGCTGCGCAGATCGTGTAATAGCCGTGAAGGATGCCGCCAATTTTGGAGTCGATGAAAGCGTTTCCGGTAGGGATGCGGGGAGCCTGCTTTGACTGGTAACGCTGATTCGCCTTTTCGAGGGCCTCCATGAAGAAGCTCTCGACAGCGGCGCTCTTGGCTCCGGCAGGACTCCCCATAGTTTCTAGCCTCGCCTGGATGGAGCCAAGCACTTCGAGTCCCGCCTCAGACTGGTCCTGGGCGCGCTGGATGCCCTCCTGACAGAGCAGCATGAGTTGTCGCAGGACACTCTTGTCGTTGACGATCTTGATGTAGTCGCCGATGGCCGGGCGCCGTGGGAGGCCTTCCGTGAGGCTCGCAAGGTAGGCCACTCCTCCCACGGCTTCAATCTCATGCCTGCCGGTGAGGTGATTCGCCAGCGTTCTGATGTCGATCGCCGTTCCCGCGGCTGCCAGCCGCTTCATCGCCATGCGAATCCGCAAATGGCTGTCGAGGCTCCAAGCTTCTTTGGGGATCAGGGCAACCTCGTCCCATGCGGCATTGTCGAGCAGGACGGCTCCCAAAAGGGTCTTCTCGCACTCTATGTCCGCCGGCACTTCGAAGTCGGGAACAAGACTCACTTGCTCGCCTTCCGCTTGACCACAGTCATCTTAGTCACCTTGGGCTCAGGGAAGCATACACCAGCCGCGCCCTTGCTCAGTTGCTTAGTGCGGAACTTGGGTTCTGCCAGCGGTTCGAGCCGTTTCATGCGTTCGCGCCATTCGGTAACGGTGATGTTGAGCGGGTGAGCCCAGCGCCAGAGATGCACAGCAACGCCAACGAGGGCGATGACAGGGATAGCGGCGGTTGCGGCGTAGAGCAGAGTGTCGGTCATTCCGGCTTGCTCCCATCCCGGTAGCTCTCTTCGAGCGGTATCTGTATCATTCTGGTCACCATATCCACTCAAGAGATATTCCGCCGAAAAGAATCCAGACATGAATACCCCAAAGCGAAATCTCGAATCCCGTTGTAAGTGGTCTTTCCCATCCGTTGAAGTCACCTAGGAAACCCTTGAGTTTTAGACCATATCCGTGCCAAGGTCCGACACTCACGCCGATCTCCCCATATTTGCTGTCGTACCAAGAGTGAAAATTCATTCTGGTCTCCTCCCATCCCGGTAGCTTTTTGGAATCCCGCAGGCCTCAAGCAAGTCAGACGGCCGCGGCATGTACCGCGAGTCACGCAGTACGGTGAGGTACGCCCGGTTCAGATCCTCGTCAGTCCTGTGCCCTACCGTCGCCCTGTAAGCATCCGCGGCTCGATCAGTCATGTTGAAGCCGAACGTCTCAGCCAGCCCGTAGATGATTTCACCGAGGCTGAGCAACTTGCTGGTTGATCCGGGCGATGCCTTCTGCGGCGTTTGTTTGGTGGTTGCCATTTCTGCTCCCATTCGGTTTCTGCCACTCGGCAGGATCATCGTAAAAGCGATCTTGATTGAACCAGGTAGAGGGGTGGGGGCGAAAGTCCTGCGCCAGGTCTGAGGGCTTTTGGCCGGCTGGACTCAGCGCGTACTCCTTCGCCTTTTTCCACAAGTAGCGGCGCGCGCTCTCAGCGTCCCACTGTAAAACCTTCCCGTCTAGAAGAGTGTGAAGCATACTCACTCGTTGGACCGCTTTCTCGATTGCTTTCAAGGCGATGCGCTTGCCAATGTGGCGGGGATAGGCTTGATAGATCGCCTCAATTTGCTCAGTTTCTGTCATGGAAAGTGCCTCGTTTGAAATGTCGGAGTTGCCTGTCAAGACATTTATTTTTGGCGGGAGCAACCCAGAGGAAGGAGGTCAAATCCTCTGGGTGCTCAACCGCTCGGCAAGGTAGAAGCCGACAGGACCCTAGCCGCCACCAGAGTCCTGCCATCCCTGTCCAAGCGAGAGTAGCACCCTACTCGCTGTGTACGACGGCGGCGTTCGCGGCTGCGTCGTCGGCCGCTTTCTCTGCCACTTCTGCGGCTACCGCGGCGTTGTGGGCGTTTTCGTCGGCAGCGTCGATTGCAGAGTTCCGCGCCGTTTCAGGAGCGGTGGGAACGCGGACGGGGTCTGGCTGCAACGATGAGTCCTCGGTGCGTACCTTGTCCACATTGTCGGCCACGGGCTGCAACGGGACAGGACTCTCGTCGAACTCACTTCTCAGCGCCGGCGCGCCGTGAAGTCCCTGCGGGATCTCAGCAATGACTGGATCGGGCTGGTCCCTGCCAAAGACGGGGTTATCGGGGTTGACATTGATCCCTTTCGGGGGCATCTGATGGCCGTGCACATTTCCTGACATGATTGTTCTCCTGTTGCAAGGTTAGAGGGTTGGCGTTGTCGAGTCCTGCAGGACTCTAATTGGGCTGCTGTGCGTGAAATTCTGCGAGTTCCTTCGGCCCGCTCTTCTTCGCTGGCCGTTGTGGCTTGACCGTGGCCGGCTCGTTGTCGGGATCGAGCTCTTCTTCGTCCTCGTCGTCTTCCGGCTCCCCGTCATCGGGGATGTCGCTGAAGTCCATCTCAGATTGCGAGTAGACACCCTCCAGGTGGAAGTCAGCATGTAAGTGATCCCAGGCCCAGTCGCGGAGTTGCATTGACGCCGGCACATACGCAGTCATGTTGAGGTCGATGGTGCGCTTTTCGCCCTCGCCGGCCGCGACGAGAGCCAGCTTCAACAGCTTCACTCCGGTCGAGGAGACGGCAGGACTCTGGACACCTTCCGTTGAGAACACTTCCAGCGTCATGCCTTCGAGCTCTACGTTGAGGTTGGTGCGCGCGATCTTCGAGTCTTCTTTGGCCATCACGCTGAACGCTTCTGAGATGGCGCCGTTCATGCCGACCAGGGATTCGTTGAGCAGGGGCAGTTTGAGGTCGAGTTTAATTCGAGACTCGCCGGCCTTCGTGCGGAGATGAGTCCATGCGTTGAGGGAGGCCTTTCGGCGGTGGCCCTCAAAGAGATTGAGCAGTTTCGTTGGTTTGTTTCCTGCCATTGGCGGGCTCCTTTTTGGTGGTGGTGGTTCAAAAGTCATCAGGTAGATCGCTGAAATAAAGCGAGGCCTGCGTCTTCTTCGGTTGCTTCGGTTTGTCGTCGTTCTTGCGGGGAAAGAATCTCATCATCGTTGCCATTCCCCCATTCCGCAGGACGCCCTCAAGGCGCTGCCTGAATGCTACCCCAAGGCCTTCCATGAAGACTACGATCAGCGAGTATTCCTCATGGGTGAACTCTCCCTTGCTGCCGTTACAGCCCTTGCAGAGTACTTGGAGATTCGATAACTCTGGTCCTCCACCGCGCCTAAGTGGGGTCCTGTGGTCCAACTGGAGCGAAAGCACATCAATCGGCGCGCGGCAGTAGGGACAGGACACTGCCTGGAGTCCTACCGTATCCCACAGCCACCTCTGGAACTCCCGCCGGGTGAAGGGCAGGATGTCGTCCGGGGCGATAGTGAGTTCAACGTCCTTTGGCAATCCTTTCTGGAGCACCTTGCGCCAGCGGTCCCGGCAGGACTCGAATAACTGGTTCGCGCGCTTCTCGAAGTCTTTGGTGGTTAGCATCATCCACACCCCTGCTTATCCCCTGAGATCCGCACTATCGCGTACCGGCCCAGTGCAACATATACCGGCGCGCAATATTCGCCGGTGATGCGCTCCAGCATCTGAGCGGCCAGCGCAGCCCACTGTTCGCTGGTGCGCAGAACGTCTTGGGCTTCTTCTGGCGTCATGGCCACATGTCCCTTTGGTACGCTTGAACCAGCTGGATAACCTTGTTTACGAAGTTGCGCCGGGCCGTGTCGCTTTTCTGTGCGTGGCACCCGTCCTGAAGTGCTTCCTGGATGAGTTCGGCATCAGTGCTCGGGATGCGGTCAAACTCTAATTTCCCAAAGGTAGCAGGAGCTTCGTGTGTGCGAGGATCGGAATCGGTCACAATCTCGCCACCTTTCCATCCTGCACCCTGAAGTACGCCACGCCGGCCCGGCTCGGGACCGTCTCCCGGTTGTCCGCCACGATGATGAACGCCTTTTCGAGCGACCCATCTTTGCACATCCCGTCGACGGCCCTGAAAAGCATCTTCCGCTGATCGTCGATCATGGTTTGAACCTCGTCGATCGCTACGATCTTGAGCTTCGAGTGGACAGCGATGGCGCACTGAAGAGCCGCTTTGAACATCAGCAACTCGAAGCCTGAAAGCTGCTTCGTGGGCAGCCAGCCGTTCGGCGTCAGGACCGAGAACTCGTCTGCTGCTGCCGAGAGGCGCGCTTCGTATCCCCACTTCGACAGGACTCCGTTCACTGTGCCCATGAAGTTCGCGGCTCCCTGCCCGGTCAGGTCAGCCTTGATCCCATTGTCTCCGAAGTAGGAGCACAAAGTTTCGAGATCAGCGACTTTCGCTTTTTGGTCCTGTTGCCGTTGGGTAGCCTGCTCGATCTGCACGAGGGTCGCGTCATAGTTCAGCGCAGGACTCAGACGCGCTTCCCATGCGCTCAGTTCTACGTTGGCTGCATCGAGGGCTGAGGTGTCGGGCGGTGCGGTCTCTTGGGCTTTGGCTTCGTCCAGCGCGATGCTGGCGCTGTCGACGGCCTGTTCGATCTGCGAGATGGTCCGCCCCAGTTCCGCGACACGCCGCTTCGCCGTCTCGTGATCCTCTTGCAAGTCTCTATTCTTGGCAAGGATCTGCTCGGCCCCGGTGATGTCGCCCAGCCCGTTCTGCTCTGCTTGGAGACCGGACTTTGCTTCCTCCGCTTCCTGCTGGAGCTTCAAATGCTGAGCCATTTTGCCGTCGATGAACTTGCGCGTGATGGTTTGAGTACAGGTTGGGCAGTGAGCTTCGCTCATTCCATCCTGCAGCAACTCGCGGTACACTTCTTGCGCATCGCCCTGCGCCGCAATCTCGGCGTCGAGTTCGCGGATCTGCGTCTGCAACTGCTCCCAGAGCTTCCGGCCGGCGGCTGTGCGCTCTGCCTTCTTTACGTTCGGCTGGTCGAGGATGGCCTGCTCAGCCGCGCTCACCTGTTCCATCGCAGCCGTGTAGTCCTTGCGGGCGCTGGCGAGTTTCGCCCGTTCCTGCTCCAAGGTCTGCTCCATTCGCCCGATCTGGACTGTGCCACCGCCTTTGATCTTCTTGGCCTCAGCCGCAGCCAGCTTCCGGCAGGACTCGATCTTCTGCTGTACGTGTCCTGCCGCATACTCTGGCTTCTGCGGCTGCTGTGGGATGTAGATGCCCGCCAGTGTCGCCCTGGCATCCCGGCGCGCGCTGTAGGCCGCCCCGTACACTTGGTCGATCAGCGCGACAGGACTCTTGTCCCACGCGAATTTGCCCAAATGCTTCTCCGCCAGCGCTATCTTGTCGGCCTCGAATTGGTGCGCAGCCGGCAGGATCAGTGCAGCCAGAATGTCTTTTTGTTCGGTCTTGGGGTTAAAGAAGTAGTCAGAATCGAGCACGCAAGAGAGAGCTTCCGACTTCTTTTCAAGGAACGACGCGAATCCTGCGGCTCCTTTGCCTTCGTTGCTTCCAGCCACGATGTCTTGATTCCTGCGTGTGGCGCCGGGCCCATACGTGGTCCTGATCTGGAAGGGTCCCGCGGCCGTTGATATTGCGAGCGTGATCTCGGCTTTCTTCGCGCCCAGCCGGATATTATCCATCGCGCCGCCGCCCTTTTTGTCGGTGTTGGGGCAGCGCGCGGTCAACGACAGGCGGATGGCGTTGATGAGGGTGGTTTTGCCCTGCGCGTTGTTGCCCTGCAGGACGCACAGCGGCTCGTCGAAAGTAACTTCCGCCTGCTCGATAGGGCCAAAATCTTTGATCTGGATGTTTTCAATGTTCACGTTCTTCTCATTTCTGCCTCTGGCAGGAGGCGGGTTACTCTTGTCCGTGGCCTAAAGAGCCACTTTCCATTGGGTGGCCGATAAAGTCGTCGTCCATCTGTTCGTGATGAAGATGGTTGGCGTGTTGGTGAGTCCTGCCTTCTTGCTCAGCGGCTTTGCAGGACTTTGAGCAGAACCGGCCCCATCCGCGCTTGCGATCAGCCACACGAGCCATGAACTTCAATCGGCATCCTTTGTTGGCGCATACAACTTCGACTTTGGCTCCGCGCGGCATCAGAATTCAATCTCGCTATCCCCGGAAGCATCCCAGGTGTGATACTCGGAGCCCTGGCCATCGTCCACACTGGCGTCTCGCGTGATCTTCATTTGGACTACCTGCTCTATGGTGGCCAGGTCTTTGATCCTGTTGTGGATGATCTCGCGCTTGCCAGCTTTGAGGTACGAGTTCATTTGGGTGGCCCCGATGCGCAAATTGTTGAACCACGGCTTTGATCCCTTGCGCGGGATCAGGTCTTTCGGGTTGGTCGTCACCCACTCCAACAGGGCGTCGATGATGGGCATGGTAAAGCCCTGCTCAAGATCGCCCTCGAATATCGGGTAGGTGATCTTCTCTTTCGAGACAGGACCGTAGGAATAGACCTTTCCATTCGCGTCCTGCGAGAAGATGCTTTCGCCGGTCCCGTCGACGTGCTGTTTCAGCGCCTCTTTGACCATGCGAACTTGGACCTCGGTCGAGAGCAGCCAATTCAATTGCTCGGCAGGACTCTTGAGCATGGGATTTAGCTTCCCGTTGGGGCACGGTATCCCGATGGGGTCGAGGGCGCACGGACAGTAGGAGCAATGCGCGCCGCCGTGAACGCGCAGCTCGCCGCCCTCGGCAACCTTGGCGTGGATCTCCTTTTGCCGGTTTCTGATCCTGCGCACGTCCTCCATCATCTGCGGCACATCAGAGCGGAAATATTTGTGGGTCTTCACGATGTTGGCGTAGCGCACGAAGCGGAGGCCAAACTCGATCTCTTGCAGCTCAGGCATGTGCATGAACAGGAGTAGCGAGTAGAGCTTGCCTTGGATCGTGTCAGCCTCGAACGGACGAGGATGCGACTTCCAATCGGTAATGCGGGCCACCTTGCCGCCCGGCATCAGGTAGATCACGTCCAGAGTGCCGCAATAGGCCGGGGGATTGCCTTCATGCTCTATCCCCCAGATTGAATTGATCTGTTGGGGCTTGCCATCATGGTCCACCGCATAGGTGGGCTGGAAGTCTTTGTCGAGTCCTGCGAGCACCTCGACCGCGAATAGATTGTGCCAGTCGATCGTTATGTTATCGCGGCAGGACTCGAGGATCGTTGCGGCCTCATCTCCTAAGCTGCTGGTGAGTGAGTCCAGAAAGAGAAAGTCTGCCGGCACACGCTTTTGTGCGCAGTGCAGGGCGTAGGGAGCCAGCACGGCGTGTATGTCGGTCCCGCGGTAGCTGGCTTCGGTGTTCGGCGTCTTCAGGCCGTCGATCTGCACCAGTTTGTAACCCCACTCGCAACTCATCTGGTTAGCGAGGGTCTGGGACAGCGGAGGAATCTGTTCGATCATGGCGGTGATCCTTTCGGGTGAATGTGCTGCCGTAGCCGCTGCGTGTACGGTTCTTACCGTGTCCACGGAGAGAGTCAGGTTCGTCTCCAGCGGCTACGGCAGGACACCCTGCCGTGTTGTCGTGAGTCCTGCGGGGTAATCCGACTCGGCGCATTCCCCACGACGGTCTTCATGCTTGCAGGACTCACGCACTCGCACTGTTACCGCAGTGCAAGGTCAATACTCGTCGTCATCGGCTGGAGGCGCCGGGTGATGCTTGGCGGCAGGACTCGGCTTCGTGTCCTGCTGTGGCTCCGGTTCAGCGTCCAGGTTCTCGGAGGTCGCTCGCGTTTCGCTCGAAGGGCTTCCTTGGCTCTGGCGGCCTGCCGTCTGCGTAGAGGATGCTGTCGCAGAGGTAGCCGCTGGACCACTCTGTTGCTGCTCCCCCGCTTGGCCAGTAGGGTTTGCCGCACTCGGCTCCTTCTTCCCGCCGGTGTTCTGTTTCTTCGCCACTTCGCCTTGAAGCCATTCGATGAACCCGGCCGCATTGCCTGCGTACTTCGCCTTCCACTTGCGAATCGTGCTGGCGATCTGCGCCTCAGTCTTATCTGACTTCTCGAAAAGTTCTTTCAGAAGCCCCTCGATCTTTTCCGATTCAGGCGTGGATACCTCAAATGTTCCTTGCTCGGTGGCTTCAATGACAGGACCCAACGACGGCTCAATCCGTGCGGCTTCGTCGGGATCGTAGACGCCAGAGAGCGAAAAAGCCACTCGTGCGCATTGAATGAATGCCTTGTGGCGCAGCATCCGAACCGGCCATTTGTTCCACGGCATCGTGTCGCGCTTGCACTCCTTGAGATACTCCGTGACGCTGGTAGGACGCGAACGGTCTTTGCGGTAAATCTTGGCGGTGATGGAATAGAGCTCGCCTGCTTCGGTGAAGTTCTCGGTAAACTCAGCCCCATCGAACTGAGGATGCTTGTTGGCGATGGCATACCATCCGTCAATGCTCACGATCGGCAGGATGCCCCCGCCTTGGGTGGGGAAAGCGTAAATCTCCTTCAGGATGGGATCTAACTCGTATTTCTGCGCCACCATCAAGAAGGCGAAAAGCTGCTCGTTGGTCCCGTCTTTGAATACGGTTGCGCGAATAGCGGCCACGAAGCTGGCGGGAGCTAAGTGGTGAGTGTCAGCCATCAACTCGATCATGGTGGCCTTTTTCGGTTGAACTTCTAAAGCGTTGTCAGGCATAAAGCCTCCTTTTGTGGCGGTCTGTGTTCCCGTTGATTATGCACCATTGGTGCGAGTGTGTGCAGGTTTATTTTGGCGCTCCAAAGATCATGCGCCAGAAGATCACGCAGCCCTCGCAGGTGGCCACGAAGATCAGCAGCCCCAGCAGGACCCATGCGGCAATGTCCAGCGGCCGTGATGGATCGGTAAGTTGGCGCCCGCGCAGAAATTCAGCGTGGTCCTCGAGCTCGGCCTGGTCGGCTTCCTCGTATTCGTTCAGTGCTTTGTCGTGCGCCATCATGCAGCCGGTGCATCCAGCCAAGTGCTCATCTATCTGAGGATGCGCCACATTCTCCTCCGCGTACCGCGCCGTCATCTCATCGAGGATGGTCTTGGTAGGCCGCTCGCCTTGGTGAATCCTGCCGAAGCAGCCGCACTCCATCTCGGTCGGATGCCCACAGCGCAGGTAGCGACCATTCTGCACCCAGGCCTGATTCGTGTAATCGAAGCCGGTGATGGTCTCAGGGTTCGGCGCAGGACTCGCACAATTCACATCGGCATTGCGGAAGAGATTCATCGGATGGAGGTACGCGGGTTCGGCAGGACTGTGAACCGGAGCGCCAGCCAGCGCAGCAAAGGTTAGATCGGCCATATTGAGCGTGTTGCGCTCGGCAGGACTCAAATCGTCGTGGATGATGTACCGCCCCTCGTCGTTCAGGCGGAGGGTCTCACCCGGCTTTGTGGTTGGCTTGCCGATGTGAATCTCGCCAGCTTCAATCTTGGCTTTTACGTCGGCAGCGTCTAAGCCGTAAGGCTCGTAGTAGGCAAGGGCGCGCATCAGAGAGACAAAATGCGACGTTCCAATCATGGTGGTCATTGGTGTTTCCTCCCGGTAAAGAGGTTGGGGCAGGACCCTTTCGAGTCCTGCGAGTTACGCCGTCTTACGCCCGGCCTGCCTGCTACCACGCAGGACGCTACCGCTTACCGTGGATGCGGCGCGGCGAAGATCAAAGGG